GCAATTATGACGATTATCAAGATACACCAAGCGATACACCAAGCAATACAAAACATAATAAAATAAATAATAAAATAAATAATATTAAAGATCCTGCTTTTGAGGAGTGGTGGAAAGCGTTCAATTATGTGGGACCAAGTAAAGGTGTTAAAGATAAAGCGGAAAAGTTTTATTTAAAAAACAAAAAAGATAGTGATTTATTAGTAAAGGTTTTAACTACTTTTAATGACTATTCTAGTCATCAACAATCTAAGAGTTTAGGTGTACCGATGGTGACAACATGGATAAATCAAAAACGCTGGGAAAATTACACAACAACAACTCCCAAGGATGAATTTATACCTATTAAAAAAGAAGATGATTATTTAAAATGGGTTGATTGGGTACAAAAAGGAAGAAGGCACATATCTATATCAGATGATATGGTAAGAAGAATGAAAAAAGAAAACCTTATCACTGAAGAACAATTTAAAGCATGGTAATTGAATTAATAAATTACTATAATAATTTGTATCAAAAAGGTATAGAAGAATTTCCCATTAGTAATGCTATTATAAATAAATGTGCCATAAAAAGAATAGGTAAACAAAATTCAGATGGTGAATATAAATATCATTGTATTTTTAAAGGAACAATTTATTCAACTGTAGCATCATGCAATCAAGAATTATTAGAATTTGTACAAATGATAATAGATGAGTAAAAGAAAAAACAGAAAAAAAATAGAGGTTTCAGATTTTGGTTCTTCTAATCTTATTAAAGATAATAAAAAAAATCAATTAATTAGAGTTGTAGATGGTGCTAAATTCCATGTTGTTTATCCCAGCAACGGTCAACGACATTTACACAGAATAGATGACCATATTTTAATAGTTTATCGTAATAGGAAATTATTAAATCCTATTAATCAAGAAAGTAATACAAAAAGATATTTAGCTGGTGCTATTATAAGAGAGTTAGGTCAACGAGCCAATATTGAGGAACGAGTAACGCCTAATTGGGATAGTTTTTTAGTAATGATACATGGATCTAAACAAAATATAGCCGTTGATAAAATAGACTCTTACCAAAAGCTACATGAAGCATTAAAATACGCTTTGCACTATAATGGTGTTTTATGGGATTGTTGTATTGCTGATAAAAAAGTAGGACGAAAAATGAATTTGTTACGAGAAGGTTTAGATATGTTAATTGAATATTTTAAAATAAAATAGATAGATGGCTCATTATTGAGCCACCTTTTATCTGTTTGGATAAATTTTATAACAAGAGTAATCGCCATTTATCCAATAATTAATTCCCCAATAAAAATAATTAATATCATTTTTATCTAAAACACAGGGGGTAGGTGTCATAATTAATAACATTAATTAACCTCCTTTATTATGTTAATTATTAATGCTTTATACCAAGCATTATAATTTTTAATGTGTTTATTTTTTTTAATAATTTTTTTTAATTTAATAAATGTCATTGATTTATTTATTTTTTTATTTTTAATCATAAAACAACGTTTACACTATAACATTGTTATATGTCAAACAATATTATAAAAAAAATGCATGTTCTCTATTTGTGCTGGTATGAAACTGTGAATAACTAAGATAAAACTTTGATAACACTACAATTCCGTTAAAAATCAAGGGAAACTATGACACCAGAGGTTAAGCTTTGGCGGTCAGTAATAATCCAAGCTATTTTAGATGCTTTGGGACTGTTCCCAGAACCTAGCTATTCTAACAGATTTATTCAAAAAGATGCGCTAGACTGGATGAAAAGCGGGGAAATAAATACAATATCAGATTATGCTGACACTAACGCAGACTATATCAAACATTTATATAATAGATTAAAAACCCAGCGCCATCTTAGATTGTTTGAAACGGAGGAATTACTTAAAAATGCTTTTTTTCGATCCAGACAATTTACAGTTTACAGTAATGAGAAGTGAAGATGAAGGAAAACCTATTGTTTTGGTTAAAATCTTTGGATTTACGGATGAAAATGAAGCAAATCTCTTTTCTAACCAGCTTCTAGCATTACATGGCGAAACGGAAACAAAAACGATCCATTAATGGTCTTTGGTTTTTTGAAAAAACGCGGGAAGAACAACAAGAATACCAAAAATGCACTATTTGTGGAGATATAGGCATATTCAGCAATGATTACATGAGAACGTGGTATTGTAGTAAACATATGGACGATAAATGGAAAAAACAGGACGACCAAGCATTAAATCAGACGAACTTATAGATAAGATATTAAATGATTTAGCGCATGGCATCAGCATTAAAAAAGCACTAAAAAAGCATAATGTTTGGTGGGAGTCATTTAGACAGTGGTTAGGTAAAGACTCAGATCTAAGAAAACGATACACAGAAGCTAAAGCAGACGGTATTGAATGGATGATGGCCGAAACAGAAGAATTATCTTCCAAAGCACTTGAAGAAGCTAAAGATGAGAATAAAGCGGGGAGAACTAACAGAGATTTCGTCAACATGATGCGACATCACATTAACTTACAAACATTTAGAGCAAGCAAACTAGCACCAAGAGTATATGGTAATAAAGACCAATTGGAAATAAGTGGTATAGATGGTGGAGAGATCAAAGTTAGCTTTGAGAAGTGATAGGTCTGGTTTACTTCAAATGCTTGGAGTTACTAAGAAATCCTATGGCCAAAGAATTAAGTACATCAAAGTATCGTCAAAGAGTCATAAAGAACAAAAAGAAGATAAAAAGAGATAAAATTAACTTAAAAGAAGCTAAAAGAAGCTATGATAACTAATATTCTACTTATTACTATTATATTAATAATGCTTGGTTTAGTTGGATAAAATATATCTGATAGTGTTGTTTGTTGCTTTCTAGCGTTCTTTTTAGTCTGTAATCCTCATGAGATCTTAAAAAAATCTTAAAAATTAATCAAAATTTGTGAAAAATAACAAAAAATGGCTGATTTCTAAGGTTTTTATGGGATAATTAATCCTTTTTGACTATTATTTGGCTGTTTTCTGCCGATTTTAAGGCAGGCAACCCCATCGGAAAAAATAAATAAGATTAGCCAACCCCTTTTAATACTTTGCAGACCATATTCAAGGGTCCTAAAAATATATAGTAGAATTTTATTCATGATGATTGAAATATATTTTAAAAAAATATAAAAATACATTTACTTTGTTGCATATCACGAGGGATTTATAGAAATATAAGTCCCTTTTTTATTTCTTCCCGTAGAAAGATTACATAATGAAAACAAGTTCAGCTTTAGCGTATGTAGGACATAACGCAAAAGGTGATAGAGAAAAGGATGACTTTTATCCAACACCAGATAATGCAACACAATCATTATTAGATAGACAAAAATTTGATGGCAACATTTGGGAATGTGCTTGTGGTAATGGTGCTATGTCTAAATTAATGATTAAAGAAGGATATGATGTTTATTCTTCAGATTTAATTGATAGAGGATATGGAGAAACAGGAATAGATTTTTTACAATCAACAAAAAAAGTTGATAACATAGTTACAAATCCACCTTTTAATTTAGCAACAGAATTTACTACTCATGCTTTTACACTTGCTAGAAAAAAAGTAGTTATGCTTTCTAAAATTTCTTATTTAGAAGGAATAAAAAGACGAGAGCAAATATTTAATAAAAAAAAATTAGAAAAAGTTTTAATCTTTTCAAGACGAGTACCATTTAAAAAACAAGGCGATACTATTGCTAGAGGTCTTATGGCTTTTGGCTGGTTTATTTATGACGTTAATTACAATGGATTACCTACTATAGACTGGATTTAATATATTACTATCTTCCCGTAGAAAGTATGAATGACGAACGTAACAATACCGTATAAACCTAGAAAACATCAGGCACAGTTACATAAAAAAATAAAAAGGTTTAATTGCCTGCCATGTCATAGGAGATTTGGGAAAAGCTATTGGGGATTAGCTGAAACATTAAAAAAGGCTTTTCAGAATAATTTACCTAATCCTAGGTATTATATTATATCGGCTACCTATTCACAGGTAAAAAAAATCCATTGGGATAATTTAAAGTTACTAACAAAAAATATTCCTTATACAACATATCATGAAACAGAATTACGTTGTGATATGGTGGGGGGAAGAAGAATACAATTATTAGGCGCAGATGGATCGAGTGTTGACTCCATAAGAGGTATTTACGCTGACGGGGTTATATTGGATGAATGTCAATTATTGCATAAGGATTTAATTACAAAGGTTTTACGACCAGCATTGGTAGATAGACACCAACTAGATAAAAAAACAGGCTGGTTAATAGCAATCGGAACTCCTTCAGGTCATAATTTTTTTTATGACATGTATATGAACAACAAAGGCAAGAAAGATTGGTTTGTTAAAAAATATACCGTAGAAGATACCAAAATTATTCCAAAGGACGAATTGGAAAACTTAAAGTTAATGATGAGTCCCGAAGAATACGCTACTGAGTTTCTTTGTGATTTTGATGCAGGAGTAGTAAATGGAATTTATTCAAAATCCATGCAATTGGTAGAGGATGAAAAACGTATTACTACTGTCCCGCATATACCCGAATTACCTGTAACCACGTTTTCGGATATTGGCTACCGCGATGCTTTCAGCATCGTATTTATTCAAAAGCAAGGATCAGCAATTCATATTATTGATCATTTAGAAGGCGCAGGAGAAAGTATAGAATACTACGCTAATAAGTTAAAGGAACTTCCTTATACCTATGATAATCACTTTGCAGGACATGATATAGTGGTTAAAGAATTAGGGACGGGAAAAAGCAGGCAAGAAATAGCTTCCAATTTAGGATGGTTTATACAAGCTGTACCTAAGTTAAAAATAGAAGAAGGAATTAATGCTTTAAGAATGGTATTAAAACGTTGCTATTTTGAAAAAGATAAATGTGACTATTTAGTTAATTGTTTAAAACAATATAAATGGAAAACAAATCAACTAGGAGAAATTACTTCAACCCCGCACCACGGAACCGAAAGTAATTCCTGTGATGCAATGCGCTATATGGCAATCGGCTTAAACGAGTCTAGTTCTTGGTCCTCTGATTTAAAGTATGGACCCTCTGGGATAGTTTAGTATTGTGTTTTTTGAGTTCTTCATTCTCAACCTTGAGGTTTAGACCCCACGCCATCAACGTATTAATCGGACGACGACCATTAAAGTAATTACCTATACTGGTTCTCGTCTGACCTGTTTCCCTAGCCAATTGACCTTGGGACATATTAAGGAATTTAAGCAATCGCCTAAAGCCATGTTTAGTTATTTTATTCATATATAACGTTGTTACACTATAAAGAAATAATAATCAATGAAATTAAATAAAAAAAAAGAAAACGAGTTAAAAGGAACTATTACGCGCGAAATTACTGATGCTTTAGGGTATCAGAACGGGAAATTAGTTCAAGAACGAAGCCTAGCTTTAGATTATTACAATTCCGAACCATTTGGCAATGAAGTAGAAGGCAGATCTCAGGTTATATCCTCTGATGTGCTGGAAGCTGTTGAGTCAGTTCTTCCTAGCTTATTGAGGATATTCACAGCAGGGGACGACATAGTTAAATTTGAACCTGTATCTGAGGAAGATGAAGAAGTAGCAAAACAAGCTACAGAATACATTAATCATATTATTTTTAAGGATAATGATGGATGGCAAGTCTTTTATACTTGGTTTAAAGATGCTTTAATTCAAAAAAATGGCTTTATAAAGCATTATTATAAATACGAAGATGAATTTATCAAAGAGTCGTATAAAGGCCTTACAGAGATAGAATATCAAGCATTATTATTAGATGATGATGTTGAGGTATTAAACGTCGAAGAAGTTTCAGAAGAAAAAATGGTCATGACCGATCAAGGGGAAATGGCTGATAGTGAAATTAAATTTAATGTTGATGTACGCCGTAAATCATCAGCAGGAAAAATATGTATTGAAAACGTTCCTCCCGAAGAAATACTTGTTTCCAAACGAGCAAAAAATTTGGCGGATGCGCCATATATAGCGCATCGTTTAAAAAAGACGGTAAGTGAATTAATTGGCGAAGGGTACGATAGAAAAAAAATAGAAGATCTACCTTCTTATACTAATTCCACATGGAATGAAGAAACATTAAGCCGTAACATGTTTGATGAAGAAAGCTACATGGATGAAAACGCTGATCCATCTATGCGTGAAATTCTTTACATGGAAAATTATATTCGCACCGATATTGATAATGATGGTGTAGCTGAATTATTAAAAGTAGTTACTGTAGGTGATACGAATGAAATTTTGGATGTAGAAGAAATAAGTTATATTCCATTTTCTACGTTAACACCGATTATCAATCCGCATCGTTTATTTGGAATGAGTGTTGCAGACCTCGTTATGGACATCCAGCAAATAAAGTCAGTGCTTCTAAGACAGTGCTTGGACAACGCTTTCCTTATGAATAATAGCCGAGTCTTAGCACAGGACGGAATGGTTAACCTTGATGATTTATTACAATCAAGAGCAGGAAATATTGTAAGAGTCAAATCACCAAACGCTGTTGTACCATTACAAGCACAAAACTTTATGCAAGAAGGTTTGGCTATGATTGAGAAAGTCGATCAAATAAAAGAACAACGTTCAGGTATAAATAGATTACAACAAGGCTTAGATCCAAATACAATACAAAAATCTCATACAACCGCAACTGGTGTAAGAGAAGCAATGCAATCAGCAGGGCAACGTATTGAAACCATTGCGAGAGTATTTGCAGAAACAGGCATTAAAGATTTAATGAATTGTTTATTAAAATTAACAACACAATATCAAGATCATAAAAGAATAATTAAAATTAGAAATAAATACGTTCCAATAGACCCAAGAGAGTGGAAAAATAAATTTAATTTAACAATAAACGTGGGGTTAGGAACGGGAACACATGAACAACGTTTACAAGTTTTAGGACAAATTTTAGGTATTCAAAAAGAGATCTTAATGTCAGGTAGTAAATTAGCAAATGAACAAACAATTTATAATACACTAGAGAGAATGGTGCATAATGCAGGGTTTAAATCCCCGCAAGAATTTTTTGTTAATCCAGAAACACAACCACCAGAACAAAAAGATCCTATGCAGGATAATCCGTTATTAATTGCAACACAACAACAAATACAAGCGGATAGAGAAAAGAATATAGGAGAATTACAATTACGAAAAGAAAAAATGGAAGCTGAACTTGAATTAAAGAAACAAGAAATGATGGCAGAAATAAAATTAAAACAAGAAGAAATGATAGCGGAATTACAAATTGAACGTGAAAAAATAAATAAAAAAGCACAAATGGGGACGTTGTAATGGCAAATTTTATTCCTTTTCAACAATCAGCATTATTTTCAAATATTACAGGCGGTGGCGGACAACCTTTAGGTGCGGTTCCAATGAATTTTGCAACAGCAACACCTTATACATGGAATACAAATCCTATTACTCCTGAACCAGATACACCAGAAAGTGATTTTGACATGGGAGTATTTTGTTCTGTTCCAGCTAATGCTAATCATCCAATGTGTGTTAATAAAGGCAACAATAACAACAACAACAACAAAAAAGATTCAGATGAAAGGCCTTACATGTCTATTGAAGATATGAAAAGTGCCAGTGATGAAGAATTAATTGATTATTTAAAAGATGGCTGGATAGGAAATAGTATTCTTGGATATTTACCAAGTAAAGGCGATATAGTTACTGTTAATAAACCGTTGATGGGTTCTCCTTTATTAAAATTTGCTATTGGAAAGCAACAAGACCTACGTTATAATTTTATTATTAATGAATTAACAAAAAGAGGTTTTGTTCAAGGCACAGATAAAGATGGCAACGTAACATTTAATATTAATCCTCAATTGTATAAAGAAAATTTAGATAAAACAGTTACTAATATTATTGACAGACAGGATGATAAAGGTGATGTAATTCCAGTTGTTCAAGATGATGGTACTGTTCAATATGAAAAAGTTGATAGAACTGGCGGAGATTATTACCAAAAAACAAAACCTACGAGCAGTCATTTGACAAGAGATGATGGTAGAAGGGATGAAGATAAATACAGAAAAGCATTAAAAGAAAATATTATTAGATCTGTTAAAAATACAGATAAAGAAATTAGAAGTAGGTATAGTGAATCTTTAGGTGGATTTACAGGCGGTAAATAATGGTCCCTGAAGAAGAATTAAAACGATCAGAAGAAGCAAAAAAAATTTTAGAGCATCCTATATTTAAGGAAGCTAATGAAAAGTTACGAGTAGAACTAATGAACGAATTAGTTAATAGTCCTATTCGGGACGCTGAAGCACGCGAAAAACTTTATCTAATGATAAAGATGCATGAATCAGTGTTAAACCAGTTAAAATCCATAATGGAAACTGGTAAATTACTAAAAAAATAAAGGTAAAAAATGGCAGACAATCCTTCAACGGAAACTGCGGTTACTCCAGAGCCAACGGTTCAATCTGAACCAGAAGCCAAAGAAAATTTATTAGGTCAGTTCGAGAACTTACTAACCGCAGAGAACGAACAACCAACATCAACGGATGAACAGGACGCGAAAGCACAACCAGACGCACCCGCCGATGAACCAACTCCAGATGATCTGGAACTAGAGGAAGCTGACAACTCCCCAGCAGAAGGGACCGAGGAACTTTATTCCGTTAAAATAAACGGACAAGAGGAAAAAGTTAACCTTGAAGAACTTAAAAATGGATATAGCCGTCAACGCGATTACTCAAATAAGACAAATCAGCTAGCAACCGAACGTAAAAATTTAGAAAATGAACGTTCTAAAACGCAAACTGAAATGGAAGCGGTAAAAAAAGAACGCGATGATTACGCAGTTAAACTACAATCTTTTCTTAAATCTGATAAGCAAGAAGATATAGATTGGGATAAAGTTTACGAACAGGACCCAATTGAATATGTTCGATTAAAAGCAGAAGCAGATAAGAAAAAGGAAGTACGTCAACAAGCGGAAGCTGAACTAAAGACAATACAAGAAAAGCAAGAAAAGGAACAACAAAAAAAATACGCTGATTATGTTACGACACAAAGTAATATGCTTAGTGAAAAAGTTCCTGAATTTGCTGATCCTGTTAAAAAAGGAAAAATACAAGCGGGCGTTAAAAATTACTTAAATGAAATCGGATTTAGCGATCAAGAATTAAGCATGTTAACCGACCATCGTACCGTCATGGTAGCGATAGAAGGCATGAAATATAATCAATTAAAGAAAGCTAAACTTGGTGACAAAAAAGTAAAAAATGTTCCGAAAGTTTCTAAGTCTGGGGTTCCAGTTTCTAAAGATGACGCTAACTACGAACGTCGCAAAGATGCAATTAAACGCGCTAAGTCTGGTAAGTCAGGTGACATGCTAGATGCGTTTATGAACGTACTAAATTAGAAAGGAAATTGTATGGCGCAACCTACAAACACCTTCGATTCATACGATAGCATCGGTAATCGTGAAGATTTGACTAACCTAATCTCATTAGTGGCAGTTACAGAAACTCCATTTTTAAGTGGGTTGAAGTCTGAAAAAGTGACAAACACTTTTCACGAATGGCAAACTTTAGCTTTAAGTGCCGTTGCCGATAACAAAGTTATTGAAGGTGATGAAGCGACTTTAGACGCTTCTTTAGCAACTACAAGAGTGGGAAATTATACTCAAATTTCTGACAAAACTGTAGTAGTATCTAATACGTTAGATGCTGTTAACAGAGCAGGAAGAAAGAAAGAGAAAGCTTTCCAAATGTTGCACAAATCTAAGGAACTAAAAAAAGATATGGAACACGCAATGATTGGTTTAAACAACGGGCGTGTTGCAGGAAACGCTTCAACAGCAAGAGAACTTGGATCAGTCCAATCTTGGATTGCTACGAACGACAAAATGGGTGCTTCTGGTTCACCAGCTTCCCCTACTGGAAACGGTACGGATGCTAGAACTGATGGAACTCAAGCGGCTTTTACAGAAGCTATGTTCACAGGATGCTTAGACTTAATTTTTGAGTCTGGTGGAAATCCTGATGTTGTTCATGTTGGAAGTTTTAACAAAAGAAAAATGAACGCTTTTACTGGTAGAGCAGATGCTACTAGAAGTGTTGTAGATGGCAATGGTACTATCAATGATTACTTTGATGTGTACCGTAGTGACTACGGCTCAATGAAAGTTATTCCAAACAGATTAGTTAGATCAAGAGATTGTCTAGTCCTAGAGTCTGATAAATGGGCGATTGGTTATTTAAGACCATTCACATCACAAGACTTATCAGTGACAGGAGATTCTCAAAAATCTCAGTTAATCGTTGAATACACACTAATTAGTGAAAATGAAAAAGCTAGTGGTGGAGTATTTGATTTAACAACATCGTAATTGATGTAAAGGGAGGGGATTATTCCCCTCCTTAGAAAACCAAGGAAAATATGTCATTAACACCATTAAACAAACCCTTTAATCCATCAGATGTGCGTCAATATTTTCATTATGACGAAGCAGAAGATAAAACAACTCTTTATCAAGAGCAGGATGTTCAACCTATTTTAAATGCAAATAAAATAGAAATGAATCACATAGACCAAAGCGGAAATTTTATGAAACATGTAGCATGTATTCCAAAAGTAGTTATTGAACAATGGCGCAAAGAAGGAATAAACTTTTTTGATCCTAACGATTGGAAATATGTTAAACAAAAATTAAACAGTAATGAATTTCAATATTTTAGAACGTATGGCGGAGAAATTTAATGGCATTAGATACTTTTGCAAATTTAAAAACATCAATTGCTAATTATTTAAACCGCGATGATTTAACATCACACATTCCAGATTTTATTGCTTTAGCTGAAGCAAGACATGGTAGAGATCTAAGATTACGAATTATGGAAAGCGTGGCGACGGCAACAGCAACAAGTGGTACTAACTATCTTGCCTTGCCAACAAATTTTTTAGAATTTAAGTATGTTGCTTTAAATACAACACCTAAAATAGTTTTACGTTACATGTCACCATTTGAATTAACAAGAAACTATGGTGGAGTAACTAGCGGAGAACCCGTGTATATAACACTAATAGGGGAACGTTTATACTTTGGTCCAACACCTGATAGTAATTATTCTATTGAGTGGGCGTATTACGCTAAACCAACTGCATTAAGTGATGACAATACATCAAACGCTATTTTAACAAACCATCCAGATTTATATTTGTATGCTTCTTTGTTAGAGTCAGCACCTTTTTTAATGCAAGATGAACGTTTAGGAACATGGGCAGAATTATATAGAGAAGCTGTAAGAGTAGCGAATACATCTGACGAATCAGGACGACATTCATCAGGTCCATTGCAAATGACAGCTAAGAGTGTTGCATGATTGAGTTCGGGCAGTTAATGTCTGACATGCCTTCTTTTCAAAATAGAGGAAGCATGAAAGTAGATAACGTTATACCTTTAGCTAAAGGATATAAAAGTTTTCCATCTTTTAAAGAATTAACAACAACAGCATTAACAGGTTCAGCTTGTGGATTGCATACGCAATTAAGTTCTAGTGGCACAACCAATTATTGCGGGGATGCAACAAAACTATATCAAATGAATAGTAGTATTGTATTCGTGGATAAATCAAAAGCAGGAGGTTACAATAATTCAACTACAGAAAATAGTCGTGACTTTTGGTCTTTCTGCCAATTTGGTAGCAGAGTTATTGCTACTAACTTTGCTGATAATATTCAGTCTTTTGTAGAAGGAACATCAACAGCTTTTGCTGATTTAGTATCACTAAAAGCTAAATATGTTGCAGTTATAAGAGATTTTGTTTTTACAGGATATACAATAGAAAGTAGCACCACATATTCAAACCGCGTAAAATGGTCAGGAATAAATGATCCAACCACATTCACGGTATCACAAACTACTATGTCAGACTATCAAGACTTACCTGATACTGGTAATATTCAAGGTATTGTTGGTGGTGAGTCTTTTGGTGTTATTTTTACAGATAAAGCAATTTGGCGTTGTGATTTTGTTGGAACTCCATTGATCTTTCAGTTTTCTAAGGTGGCAGATAATATAGGTGCTTTTGCTCCAAGATCTATTGCTAATGTAGGATCTGATATATTCTTTTTATCTCAAGACGGATTTTATAAAATTACTAACGGTTCACAAGTTGTACCAATAGGAAAAGGTAAAATTGACGAATTTTTTCTTAATGATTTATCGTCAAACTTTGATGGAATATGTTCAGCTATTGATACTAATAATAGTTTATATGTTGTATCTTATAGGGGTTCTGGTGCAACAGGTAGTTCAACCATTAATAATAAAATGGTTGTTTATAATTATGCAACGGATTCATGGTCAACTTGTTCAGAACAAGATTTAGATTTTATTGGTACAGCTTCCCAAGAAGCATTTACAACATTAGAAAGTTTAGATGTTTTGGGTTCTATTGATGATTTACCAAAACCTTTAGACTCTTATTATTATCAAGAAGGTGTTTTAGGTTTAGCAGGATTTTCAAGCGATAAAAAGTTTGGAAAATTTATGGGTGGATCTATGACTGCAACAGTTGATACAACAGAATTTGAAGGCGCTGAAGGAAAAAGATCTACACTAATTAACGCTAGACCTATAGTAGATGCCAACGGGGAAAATACAACGATTACGGTAACACCAATTACACGTTCTTCCCAAGCAGACTCTATAACAACAGGTAGCGCTGTAACAGTTAAATCTTCAGGTGATTGTCCTTTACGAACCAATTCAAGGTATCACCGATTACGAGTTATTGTAAATGGAAACTTTACAAATATGCAGGGTGTTGATGTTGATGCAAGGCCCGAAGGAAGAAGATAATGGCTAATCAGTTTCAAGCTGTACCGTTATCTAATCCAATACCAGAAGAACATCGACGACAATTAGCCATTGTAGTTAACAATTCCTTAGATGGAAAACTAAACTCAACAGGATCAGTCACACTAACCGCTAGTCAAACAACAACTACGTTGTCTGATAGACGTTTAGGTGGTGATAGTGTTATTGTTTTTATGCCAACAACAGCTAACGCTTCGGCAGGAATAACAAGTTTATATGTTTCCGCACAAGGAAAACAAACAGCAACTTTAACACATGCAAACAATGGTCAAACAGACAGAACATACAAATACATTATCATCGGATAGAATAATTTCTTATGTTCCTCCTAAGAATGTAAAAGTTATTTGGGGACAAGTAGAACCATTATTACTTAGGGGGATATATTATGATGACTTTTCGTATGATGGAAGAAATTTATTAGATAGTATTTTAAAAAAAGATATGCAATTATGGATAAGCTGGACAAATAAAGTAGAGTCAGCCGTTCTTACACAAATAATTGATTATCCTAAATTTAAAGTTTGCCGTTGGTTTTTAGCTGGTGGTTTTAATATGAAACATTGGCTAGATGAAATGACCAATCAAGTAGAAACTTGGGCAAAACAAAACAATTGTAAACGTATCGAATTAGTCGGACGTAAAGGATGGTTAAAAAAACTAAAGGATTATGAAGCAAAACATATTGTTATGACAAAGGAATTATTATGAGCAAAAGTGCAGGCACACAAACAACACAAAATATTACGGAACCGTGGAAGGTTCAATCACCGTATTTAGAAAAAGGTTTTCAACGTGCGGAAGAATTATTTAATGCAAGTACACCTAATTATTACCCAAATGCTACTTATGTTCCTTTTGCTTCAGAAACAGAAACAGCTTTACAATTAGCAAAGGCAAGAGCATTACAAGGTAATCCTTTACTTAACAAATCACAAACATACGCTGATAATGTTATGTCAGGTGCTTTTTTAAATCCGTCAACAAATCCGTATTTAAACAATTTGTTTAATACAATGGCTGATAAAGTTAAAACCAATGTAAACACAAATTTTGCACAAGGTGGTCGTTATGGTAGTGGCGCGCATACAGGCACAATGACCGAAGCATTAGGTGACTTAGCTACTAAAGTTTATGCAGATAATTACATGAAAGAACGTGGTGTTATGGATGCAATGGCTTCAAAAGCACCGCAATTAGGTGAAATGGATTATTCGGATATTGCTAAACTACAAACAGTAGGTGGTGCAAGAGAAGAATTATCAGAAAGAATGTTGCAAGATGCAATAAAACGTTATGAATTTGAACAACGTAAACCATACGAAAAATTAAGAGAATATCAAGCAAGTGTTGGTGGTCCTTTTGGCACATCACAATCAACTATAACACCGCTTACTAAAAATCCTATTATGGGTTTACTTGGTGGCGCTTCTGCTGGTGCTGGTATTTATGAAATGCTAGGACAACAAGGTTCGGCTAATCCATACTTAATGGGTGGTGCTTTACTTGGTGGTTTAGGAAGTATTTTTTAATGGCTGATGCATTAAATAAAGTAATGAATATGATGTTACCTAATCTTGAAGGTAATCAAATGGCCAATCTTCTTGGTATTGATAATATGCGAAAAGCAAGAGGGAGAGGTTTGTTAGATGCGGGTTTAACCGCAATGGCTTTAGCTGGTCCACGTCCTGCAACGGATAATGTTAATACAGCAATGATTTTAAAACAAATGGTAGATCAAGGAACAAAAACTTATGACTCTGCTATTGATAAACAATTAAAAAACTATCAAACAAATCTAGCTTTACAAAAACAAATAGATAAAAAAAATAGTTTTTCAAAGTTAATGGATAGTAATTTGTTTAGTACCGATGAAAAAGAATATGCACAAATGTTAGGCGCTGTTGACGGTGCTGATTTTCTTACTAACGTTTATATGGAGAAAATTAAAAAAATTGACAAGGTTCCTTCTGTTAAAGAAATGGTGGTTATGGATAAGGATAGCGATTATACTAAACCATTATTAAATACTAACGGTGATCCATTAAAACAGTGGGTTAGTGTTAAAGAGATTTTAGATAATCCAGATGCTTATCAAATTCCTGATGACACAGGAACTTTTGCTAAAAATATTCGTGACTTTGAAAATATTTTAAAACGTGAATTAACATTAGAGGAAAAACAAGATTACGTTTTGGCTAAAATGAATGGTCAGAATATAACATTTACTACTGGTGCAGACGGATCAACAACATTACAAATTGGCGGTTCTGCTTCTGGTTCTATGGAAAAAGGAACTAAGAAAAACGTTGAACAACAAATAATTAATAACAGTGTTAATTTTGAAGGATTTAAAGAAATTCAAGAATTATATAGACCAGAATTTAGCACAATACCAACACGATGGAAAGTTTGGTATAAAAAAATACAAGATGGTTTGGGTGATTGGAATATTTTTGGTGACATATCTGAAGAAGATAAAAAATTAATATCTGATTATTCTTCATGGGAACAAAAATCATGGGAAATGACAAATGCTTACATTAAAAGTATCACAGGCGCGCAAATGTCAGAAAAGGAAGCTGAACGTATCTTAAAAGGTTTTGCTGATCCTCGTAAGTTTTCACCTACGGAATACGAAGCTAAACTAAATGGTATTTTAGAAAACGCAATGAAGTCAACTATTCGTTATAATTTAATTTTACGTTCAGGTTTAACTATACCAACAGATGCTAATGGCAACTTAAATCCAGAAGCTATAATGAGTTTAGCAAACGTTGATAAATTCGTTAATGATATAGGTAATGAAATTAAAACAGAATTAAAAGCTGATGAAAACTGGGAGTTTAAATCAGAAGAAGAAATAGACGCAGAAGTCAAAAGACAATTAAAATTATTAATGTATGGCGATCCAGATAACAATGTCTTTACATTGGAGAATATAAGATAATGGGAACAGCACAAGCTAGAGATTGGTCCAGTGAAATTCAAAATGAACAATTAAAAGGTCCAATTTTAAAAGAAGATACAAGCGCATTAGGTAATGTTGATACGGGTAATACCGATACTCAAGCTGGTAAATTACAAGCTATGTACCCAGAAATACATGAAAATAATTACATTGATAATACTGGTATAGCTGTTGGATCTTTACCGCATGATAGTTTTTATTCTGTTAAAGCATATGCAAAAAGTAAATTTCCTAACATGCCTATGGAAGAAGCAATAAGGCGATTTGGTCAACAAGATGGTAGAATTTATTATTTAGGCAATGACCAAAAATTATATTGGGCAACGCCTAATTTTTCTGCTGTAAAAAGTAATCCAGCAAATATAGATGAATGGATGTTACGAGGAACAGGTCCATCAATACCAATTGTATCTGGTACAGCAGGTGCATTAGTTAGTGGTGGAAATCCTTTTGTTGCTGGTGGCTTAGGAATGGCGGGCGAAGGTTTTAGACAAGGTTTATCTCACGAATTAACTGGTGAAGAATTACCAATAGGCCAAAGAGCAATGCATGTTGGTACGGCTGGTGCTATTGAACTTGGAGGTCAATTAAGTGCAAATTATTTACTTAATCCTGCTATAAAAAAAGTTATTAGCAAACTACCCGCAAGAATTAAAAATTTTAAAATTGGTGATAGGTTTCAAAAATTTAATACTCATGTTAAAGACAAAATAGATATTTTATCTAAAAAATATAATATTTCATTAACGCACGCTGAATCTAGTGGAGATCCGCGATTAATTAAATTACAAAAACTTTTAGCTAATAAACCAAATTCTGATGAAATTTTAAATACATTTTATCACATGCGAAATGGCGAAGTTAAAGATGCTGTATATAAATTGTTTGTTAATATATCAGAAAAAGAAATAGCACCTGATTTAGCTTTTAAAGAAGCTATTGCAGGATCACAAGCAGTTATCAAAGGTGAAGAAAGAATACTCGTAGATAAAGCTAAAGCACTTTATAATAAAGCATTTCAAGTTAACAATGTTGATGTTTCAAGCACCATTAATCTTATTGATGAATTAATCAAAGTTTCAAAAGGAAATACTCTTTCTAAACTACATAATGTAAAAAACATGTTGTTTAGAGAAATTGATGTTCCAGTTCAAGGACCAACACAAGGCGGTGTTTTACAAACACAAAAACAGTTAGTTCCAGAAACAAATTTACAATCATTAGATCAAATAAAAAGAGAAATAGATCAAATTCTTAATTCTGCTGGAAAAACAGATACATCTATTGCTAAAGGAAATATTGTTAATTTTACAAAGATTAAAGAAAGTCTTTTAGCTAATATGGATAATGCTAGTTCTGATTACGCTAAAGCAAGAGGTATATATGAACATGGCGTTCCAAACATAGAAAAGATTAAGGGTGGTTTTGTTAACCAAATAGCTAAACAAAATGAAAATATGTTTGCTGATGTTGGAAAAATAATTTTTAACTCAAATAAAAGCAGTGTTGCTGATGTTAAACATGCAAGAGAATTATTTTTTCAACACGGTAAAGGTAATGAATGGAATCAACTTGTTAGAGGTCATTTAGAAAACATTTTTGAGTCTGTTATAAAAGACGATACTCTGTTTACAGTTAATAATCTTGGTGGTTCTTTTTATAAAAAAGTATTTGGCACAAAAAGACAACGCGATATTATGCTGGAAGCATTTAAAGGAATTGATGGCTTTGGTAGGGAATTTGCAGACGTAATGATGTTATTAAACCAAACAATGAAAGCTATGGATTTTAATAGTGATACAGCATGGAAACAATTAGCAAATCAAGAATTTATACAAGATGCTAAACCTTTTATTGGTCAGGCAATTGAAACATTACAAATTTGGAATCAGCCTTCACGTTTAAATAAATGGTGGACAGATGTAAGAGCAAATAAAATGGCTATAAATTTGGCAAAATTATTAACAACAAAAGAAGGAAAAAGCGAACTAGCAAAATTAAGAGATATAGGTGTTAAAACTAAAACAGCAACTATATTATTTTCTCACTTACTTGGTGGGGGAACATTAACAAATATAAAAGAAAAAGCGCAAAACAAAGGCGACGTAAAACAAGGAGAATTTAAACCGAGGTATTAAATGGCAATAAAAGATTATTCAACAACAGCAAGTAGTAACAGCACATTAAGCGGAATTAACGTTGCCGAGGGAATGGCTCCCAGTCTGGTTAATAACGTGTTTCGCGCGGATATGTCCGCACAAAAAGATCAATGGAACGATAAAGAATGGTTTATTCTTGGAAACGGCGATACAACCAACACTTATACTAGAGCCAGTGCTACATCTGTTACTATCGGTGCTGATGTTACGGGTACTCATCATGTTGGACGTAGAATTAAATTAACAGGTGCTAATACCTCTACGACAGGAATTTTTGGAAAAATAGCTACAAGCAGTTATTCATCACCCAATACTACAATTTCTATAACGTTCGATTCAGGTTCAATTCATGCAAGTGACACAAACCCAGTTTTATATTTAGGTTCTACCTATGTTGGACCTTCAATCCCTGTTATAGATACTGACGCTATGTCAGAGAACAGCGCAATCTTACCTCCTTCCCAGCAATCAGTAAAAGCATATATTGATAGTGGTTCAATTACTTTAACAAATAAAACTTTAACATCGCCTGTTCTTAACACACCAACAGTAGGAACATCTTTAACTTTAAATGAAGATGCAACAATTATATTTGAAGGTGCAACGGATGACGCTTACGAAACAACTTTAACGGTCACTGATCCAACTGCTGACAGAACTATTACTTTGCCAAATGCAACTGATACTCTTGTTGGTAAGGCAACGACTGATACACTTACTAATAAAACCTTAACATCCCCAGTTATTAATACAGCAATTTCTGGATCAGCTTTTGTTGATGAGGATGATATGTCCTCAAATAGCGCTACCAAGGTTGCTTCTCAACAAAGTATTAAGGCGTATGTTGATGCACAATTAACAGCGCAAGACGTTGACATTACTACTGACTCAGGGACTATTGCGATTGATCTTGACTCAGAAACATTAACAATTTCTGGTGGAGAAGGTATTGATACCTCTGCTACTGGTAACGCGGTAACTATTGCTGGCGAGGACGCTTCAACATCCAATAAAGGGGTTGCTTCTTTTCATTCTGATAATTTTGCTGTATCTTCAGGAGCAGTAACAATTAAAGATGGTGGAGTAGCTAATGCTGAATTAGTTAATTCATCTATAACAGTTTCCGATGGATCTAATACATCACCTGTTGCTTTAGGTGGAACATTAACATTAAGTGCTGGCGAAGGCATGGATGTAACTGAAAGTTCAGGGACCGTTACTTTTGCTGGTGAAGATGCAACAGTATCAAATAAAGGAATAGCATCATTCAGTACAAATGATTTTGCAGTTTCAAGTGGAGCCGTTTCTATTAAAACAGCAGGCGTAAGTGACTCACAACTTGCTACTGGAATTGATGCTACAAAAATTGGTAACGGGGATGTCACGAATAGTGAACTCAGTTATATTAATTCAGTTTCAGCAAACGTCCAAACGGCTTTGGATGCTAAAGCAATTAAAGCTAATAACTTATCTGATCTAGCATCAGCTTCCACAGCAAGAACAAATCTTGGATTAGGTACGATTGCAACACAAGCTAGTAATAACGTCAGTATCACGGGAGGTTCCATAAGTGGATTAGGTTCGCCGAGTTCAGGAAGCGAGCCAGCAACAAAAACGTACACCGACAATTTAGTAGCAGGATTAAAAACCAGAGTGATATGCCGTGTAGCAACAACAGCCAATGTTGATTTAACAGCAGATCTTCAAAATGGAGATACAATAGACGGTGTTGTAATTGCCACAGGAAATCGTATTTTAGTTAAGAACCAGAGTACCGCCAGTGCAAACGGTATTTATACAGCCGTTGCTTCAGGATCAGCTTCCCGTGATACGGACTTTGATACTGCTGGTGAAATGGCTGGTCAAATGGTTATCATTCAAGAAGGATCAACTAACGCTGACACTATCTGGTTAAATACTAATGATAGTAATATGAATTTAGGTACTACGAGTGTATCTTTCTCAAAAGTTACACCTTCGAACACAGGCACGGTGACAAGCGCTGGATTAACTCAATCAGCTTCAGAATTTACTATTTCAGGATCACCAATTACATCAAGTGGTAATATCACAATAGATGTAAACAGAATTTCGGCAACAAAAATTGGTGCCAACACAAATATTTCGGACACTGAGTATGGCTATCTCAACGGAGTTAGTTCTAATATTCAAACCCAGCTAGACGCAAAGGCGACTACTGGATTTTCAACAGCAATTAGTATTGCGCTATCATGAGGAGTAAAAAATAATGGCAAATAATTTTGATGAAAAATCTTTGACTATTGCAAACAACTCACTTACTGATGTATATACAGCGTCTAATAAAAGCATGGTGGTAACGGGGACTATTGCTAATAAGCATACGTCATCGCTAAATGTTACTTTAAAAAAGTACGATAGTAGCGGAACTGCAACTTTTGTAAAATTTCAAGACGTGTCAGTTCCATCAGGCAGTGCGTTAACAATACCAAAAATTGTACTTAATTCAAGCGACAAGGTACAAGTACAAAGTTCTCACGCAAGTGGACTTATAGATATTTCACTTGAATTACTAACGGATGTAAGCTGATGTCATACTTTATAGGACAACAACCAGCAACTACTTTTGATAGTGGTATTCAGGATAGATTTACAGGTCTAACGACTAATACGGTAACTTTAAATCACGATATATCTGCGGAAGAAGATATACTTGTTGTATGGCAAAATATAGTTCAGGATAAAAATTCTTATTCGGTAGGAGGTACAGGAAATAGAACTCTTACATTGGGTGGCACATTAGTTTCAGGGGATGTCGTAACTGTGTATTACTTAAATAAAGTAATGCAATCAGTTAACCCTACTGCTGGTAGTGTTACAACCACAACTATAAATGATACTGCTGTTACTGGAGCAAAACTTAATACTGATGTTATATCTGCACAAACCGAACTTAGTTCCGAGCCTTCAGACACAGATGAATTTTTAGTAAGTGATGGCGGAGTTATAAAAAGAATAGATTATTCTTTAATTAAAGGTGGAAACAATACTCCTTATTTTCGTGTTGATACAACGACACAAACAGTAGGTAGTGAAGCTGTGTTAGTTTTTACTAATTCTATTTTTGATTCAGCTAGTGGATATGATACTTCAAATGGAAAATACACTATTCCAAGTGGTCAAGGTGGCTATTGGTGGTTTCAAGCTAATGCTAATATAGGTTCTTCTTATACTGGAATGTATTTTAATATTAAAGTAGAGGGAGCAAATAAACTTCGTGGAGTAACATCTAATGCAAGTGCTGGTGCTGTTCATTGTTCAGGTATAATAAATGTAAGTGCAGGAGATGAAGTTACAGTTGCTCTTGAATTAGGAACTTCACAAGGATTATCTAGTACAGCATATACAAATGCTTTTAGTGGATTTAAATTAGCAACATAGGAAATATAATGGCAATAGACAAAAGATATAACATAGCAGTTTATTTAGAAAAACCTTTTAATAGAGATACAGTAAAAGTTACTGCTGATTATGATGGAAACTTAACAATAGTAGAGTGGAACGAAAGCAAACCTCAACCAACAAAAGAACAATTAGATGCTTTAGATAGTGAAGCAACAAAACTTGAAAATAATGATAAAGCTATTGCAAATCGTTTAAAGGAATATCCAAGTGTAGGAGATATGATTGATGCAATTTGTAAAAAAGAGGCTGGAGATAGTACAGAATTTGATTCTTTAGAAACAAAAAGACAAGCAACAAAAACAAAATACCCAAAGGAAGAATAAGATATGGCATTTAGTAAAATAGGACACACAGGATATACAACTTTAGACGCAACGAAACTGTCAGGGAATCTTCCTGCAATAAGTGGAGCAAATCTAACTGGTATCAGCGCGGGTAAGGTGGCTCAAATAATCCACGCAGAAGGTAGTAGTGAAATTGATGTTGATAGTTCTTCTTCTTTTGCAGATTGTAACTTAGAAGGAACAATAACTCCTAGTGCAACTTCTTCAAAAGTTTTAGCCATGTGGACTTTCCAAACTATGTTGAATATTCAAAGTGGAACTAGAGGATATGGAGTTAGTCTTGAAAGAGCAATAAGTGGGGGTGCAACAAGTAATGTATTTTCTTCTGGTTATAATTATGAAGTTTATAATCAAGGTGCCATGACTAATGGTCAAAGAAATACGAGATATACTTGGATGAAATTAGATTCTCCAAGTACCACAAGTGCAATAACATATACCCCACAAGCAAAAACTCATAGTGGTGGGTATGTTCAATTTAATGCTTTGCATATGAAATCAGATTTAATTTTAATGGAGGTATTAGCATAATGGCTTATCAAGTAAGAATAGCTGATGCAATTAAGTCGCTTAATGATAAAGCAGATTATACTGTTTCAGAAAATGATGTAGATAAAATTTGGTGGGATACTTCTACTACGACACCTATTCCTAAAGAAGATATTTTAGCTGAACAAACAAGATTACAAGAAATAGAGGATAATAAATGACCTACTTTATTGGCAAGCAACCCACGGTTGGAAATTTTATAAAATTAGACGCGCTAACTGCTAGCGCAACCGCTTCATATACAATGCAGTACGGGGGATCGAACTATTCACCAGAATCAGTTAATCATATGCTTGTATCTCTAAACGGCATAATACAAGAACCAACAACCAGCTACACAATTTCGAGTTCAACTCTCACGTTTGCTTCGGCGCTGACATCGTCAGATTCTATCGACTTTATAATGGTGTACGGTGATGTTCTTAACATTGGTACTCCTAGCGATTCAACTATTTCAACAGCAAAAATTATAGATGATGCCGTAACTTCAGCAAAAATTGCCGATGACGCAGTAACACAGGCAAAACTTTCAGATGAATCAGTAAACGAAGCAAGATTACAAGTTTCTAATTCGCCTACAAACGGATATTTTTTATCTGCCCAATCTTCTAACACTGGTGGTTTAACTTGGGCAGAGGCTGGTGGAGGAGGAAAACTTGTTAAAGTTACTTTATCGGTTGGTAGTGGTACAACAACTGCAAGTGGAACTACTGTACAAGACCATACAAGTATTGCTCATACAATGGAGAGCAGTGATAATATATTGCTATTAGTTGGATTAGGAACTGCTAATAGAGGCAGTGCTGGTGGTGGAATATATTGCGATATTTATGATGACACAAATTCTGCTGTTCTTGCTTCTCATAGAGCATCAACTGGCTCAGATGAAGATGAACTTCCTTTACCAACAGTTAGAGTTGCTGGGTATAGTGGTGCAGTTACATTTAAGACAAGATGCTCATCACTATCTGGTGGAAATAAGGTAATGTTACACGCTGGAGAAGGAATTGCATTACTAGAATTAGATGACAGTTGAGGAGAATAAATGAGTAAAAGATATATAAATGAGCCAGATAGATTTGATGCAATAAGAGAATTAGTTGATGGCGAACTTGTTATGAAAGGTGATATTATTACATATTTAGATGGACAAACACCCCCTACAGAACAAAAGATAACTGATAAATTAACAGAGTTAAAAACAGCATATGCTAGTCAAGGCTTTGCAAGACAAAGAGCATTAGAATATCCAAGTCTTAAAGAATTTGCTGAAGCATATTGTGAAAAAGAAATTGGTGGAGATGACACTAAATGGAATGAATACAAAACAAAATATAACAAAGTTAGAACGGATAACCCAAAGGAGTAATGAATGTCACTAACAAAACTTAATGCTCGTAGTGCGAGTGCTTTAGATGCAACAGTATTAACTGGTAATTTACCAGCTATTAGTGGTGCTAGTCTAACTGGACTTAGTAATAGTTTTCTTCAATATAAATATACAACTTTAGGAACTAATGATACCTCTATTGCTTCAACAAGTTTTACAGATGTAACTGGAGCAAGTTTAGCTTTTACTCCAACAAGTGCTTCTTCTAAATTATTAATTGAGTTTAACTGTATCTGTAATACCAATACTACAAATGTTAATAATGGTATTAAAATTCAAATTTATAATACAACAGATTCAGCAGTATTAAGTGATGGAAGTTTAAATGCAAATGGAGCAATGTATTCTGTAGCTAGTGCGACATTAGATTATATGAGAGTTAGATGTCATTTTAGTTATGTACATCCATCTTGGGGAACTTCAGAAAAAAGTATAAAAGTACAAGCTTGTGGAACATTAAATACAGACCAGATTAGATTTAATAGAAGCACATACGGACAATATTCAATGTTTAGTGTTAAGGAGTTAGTGGCAACATGATTATAGATTTAGATAAAGCAATTAAAAGTTTAAACGCAGATGCAATGTTTAGATATAACAATGATGATGTAGATACTATTGTTTGGATAGAAACTACACCTATTCCTAAAGAAGATATATTGGCAGAACAAACAAGATTACAAGCGATTGAAGATGCCAAATAATCCTAATTGTCCTACTTGTGGTTGCGATAAAGACAAATGTACTTGTGGCGATGAATGTGAGTCATGTGGAGCATAAATGAAATTATCACAAGATACAAGCGTGGCTATGCCCATAAAAAATATGATTGGGATAATTTTTTTGGTAGCTTCGTTTGTATTCGCCTATGCACAAATTACGGCTAGGTTAACAAGTCTTGAAACTCAAGACGAATTAATGTCTGCTGATCTTTTAAAAAAAGCTGAGCAAACGCCCAAAAATCTAGAAATATATATGTTGCTGGAAATAAATTCTAAAGCTTTAGAGTCTATTAAACAAGAATTAGAGTCAATGATGCATAACAGAGTTAATATTGATTTTCTTAAAGATCAAGTTGTTAAACTTCAAAAGGATGTTGAGGAACTAAAAGACAAGGTAAGAGCAAATGGAAATAATTAGCATTATAATTATGTTCGTTTTCGGGGACATGACAAATACTGAAGATAGATTAACTCAATATATTCCAATGCCTTCTGTATCAGAATGTTTAAAAGAAAAAAGAATACTTGCAAGGGATGAAGAATTTAAAAAAGATGCTTTCTGTGGAGAAGCATTAGTAGAAATGAAAGATGGAGTTGTTGTTGCTCTACACAATGAATTACCAGAGGATGCTGTTCTTGTAGATAAGAAAGTATCAAAACAAGCATTAAAAGAATGGACTTTACGATCAAAAGAAAAATGGGAAAAATCAAAAGAATAACTAATGAAAAAAGTTGCGATTCTGCTTAATGAAATTTTTTTTAACGAATTTACTAACCTTAACTTTAATAATTATTGTATCAATTTACGCGAAACCCGTTTTATCTAACAATACCCAAACAAATGAAAGCGGATCTAATACCATCATAGACGGTAATATGACTACCAACAACACCTATGATGGCGGTCAAACAAACACCACAACATCCACAACAACCAATTCCTCCACAGCTTCCCAAATACCCGTTAACAGTGCTAACTCACCATCTTATTCAAGTATGAGTCAGGACGTTTGTTCTATGGGTATTTCTGGATCTGTTTCTTCTTCATTGGTAGGAGTATCAGGGGGAAAACATGTGATTGATGAGGATTGTGTTCGTATTAAATACGCTAAAGTTCTTCATGACTTTGGTATGAAAGTAGCTTCCATTACTTTATTATGTCAAAAAAAAGAAGTGTTTATGGCAATGGCCGAAGCTAATACTTTTTGTCCCCATGCAGGGCAAATAGGAGAGAACGCTAAAAAATTATGGGAAACTTACCCTGAACTTAGACCTGATTTCAAAGAATGGCAAAAACGTTCTGAATATAAAGCAAAAATAGATTTACAAATATTAAAAGAGAAAGCTAAAAATGAACCTGTTAAAATTCCTAATATTAACGTTCATAACTAGCTTTGCTTATGCGGAAACAACAGGCAACTTATTACCTAACGCTAATGACGGCGTAGATTGGGGATCTAACTCTACCGACATGATTAATGACGGTAGTAGTGGTTATGTTTCTAATGGCTCAACAGTTAATGGTTTTACTATTACTTGCCCAACAGGACAAGCTAACTGTGGCTATAAATATGATGTAGGCGGTGATTTTGAGGTAACAGGAACAGCTACCGTAAGTGCTAATGATATTGGTTTAACTAGCAATTCTATTACCCAGCCAATGCTAGATAATGGCATTACATTAAATAGCTACGTTGATGTTGCTAACTGTGAAAGTACCCAAGGTAATTGTGAGTCTAAAGGTGGCAGTAACGACTCTCATACTACGACAATAAAATTAAAAGATGTTGATGGAACTGTATTAAGTACAAACACACAAACAAGAACTAACCCCGATGGCTTTCAAGGGAACTGTAATGGTTATCCAACATATTCTGGATCTGATGGTAGATCTAATAATTGTGGTCAATATAATGATACAATAATTTATACAGGAATTGGGTCAAACAAAGTAGATTGGTCATGGTCTGGAACAGATAGTAATTACACAAATCAATCCATACAAGGACCAAATTTATTAGGTGCATCTTTAACAATGACCTATAATCCTATTGTTTTAAGTGATGATATACAAGAAGATTTAAACGATATTGTTATAGATGATAATTTTATAGATGATATTATTCTTGATGAAATAATATGGGACTTTGAAGAAATTACTTTTGATGAAGCATTAATAGAATTAGAAGAATTAAATTTTGAAGAAAATATTATTTTAACAGATCTTATAGATGACTTTGAAGAATTTGATTTTGGAGAAATTGCATTAGAAGAATTTGAAGATATAGCTTTAGAAGATTTAGAAGAAATTGATTTTACAGAATTTGAAGAAATTGATTTTGAAGAATTTGAAGAAATTATAGCGGAAGCTGAGATAGAAGAATTTAATGACGTTGAAGAAATTGAGGACGTTGAGGTTGCTGAAGAAGAAGCAATTGAAATAGAAGAAGAAAATGAAATAGAAATTGCAGAAGAACCAGAGGAGATTATTAATGCACCAGAAGAAGAAACCGAAACCGCCGAGGTACTAGAAGAAGAAACTGAAGCTGTTGAAGAAGCAGAAGATATTAAAGAAATAGAAAAAGAAGAAATTGAAACTGTAGAAAAAATAGATGAGGTTGAAGAAATAGAAGGTAATGAAATAGAGGTTGTTAATAAAGATATTAAAATAGATATTAACGATAAGATAGAAGTTAAGGTAGCTGAAATAACCTTATTCTCTAACGCAAACGCTTTAGATGTTTATAAGACTGATAATTTTTATAAACCGCAAAACATTTATCAAAATGTTGATGATACTTTATTTATTCAAACTGACTTAGGTACTTATTATAAAGATATTTATGTTGGTGTTACATTAGATAACTACATTAACAGTGACCCTATTGGTCAACGCAACCAAAGACTTTATGATCTTAAAGTAGAAAAACTAAAGATCTTAATTGATTTAAAAAAACTTAAAGGATTATTATGATAGAAAAATTAACAAGCTATGCATCTATAATAGGAGTTATAGGCGCAATAGGTGGTGGTTTTTATGCATGGGGTGAGTTTAATACACGTCTTGATGGTATTGAAAACAAAGAATTTGTTGTAAATGAAACTGTGGATCTAGGACCTATTAATGAAAAAATTTCTACACTAGAAGTTGAAATACTAGACCGCATGTCTGCATTAGAAGATGAATGGATGGCTAGAGATAACGATAGTTTGGATGTTATTAGTACAGATATTTTAACAGCTAAATCTGATTCGATAGAAGGTGATGAAAAACTTGCATCTGTTGATAAAGAGATAATGCAAAACATGTCTAAAGCCAATGCTGAAATATACAAAGAGTTTGGTAAAATGAGAGATTTAATTGGTGAATTAAGCAAGTTAGTTTCTATTGTTCAAAAAGAAAATGAATTGCAAAATATTTTGATTGAAGAAATTAAAGAAGAAAATGCATCACCCTTAGGTGGCTAAATGTCTAAAGTTTTTTTATTGTTAATGTTAATATCAACGCCCAATCAACCATCTATAAAATATAATGGTGTTTTATATTTTTCAGAACCAGAATGTATAAATGCAAGAGATAGTTATATGAATATATATAATAACAAAACACAAGAATATAAAGATCTTCTTGTAACAGAAGCATTTTGTGTTCCTTTTGATGCTTTTACATTAACATCTATGAACAGGACAAGTGCATAATGTCTGATTGGGAAAAACAATTAATACATTTACAAAAAACTTTGGATGAAGTTAAGGTTGAGGTTAAAGAAAACCGTCAAGAAGTTATAAAATTAAAAGAAGAAATGGCGACTGGTAAGTCAGCAATCCGTACAACACTTATAATAGGATCAATACTCAGTGGGATCTGGGTATTTATGAAGCTAATCGCCAATCAATAACTAGGACTGTTTCAAAGGAAACAATGAAACATAATCGCATATTAATAATTAGTGATTTGCACATGCCAAATCAACACCCATCCGCTATTCCTTTTCTGGAAAAGCTACATAAGAAATGGAAATTTACTAAGATTTTTCAAATTGGTGATCTAGTAGATTTTGCAAGCGTACAAGTAGAAAGACCAAATGATCCAGAGGTAGAATCACCTATCTTTGAAATTGGTAAAGCAACAAAAGAAATTAGAAAGCTGGAAAAGTTATTTCCTGAAATGGATATACTTAAAGGCAACCACGATCTTCGTATTGAACGTAAGGCCGAACGTTTTGGTATTCCACGAACAATGCTTAAAGATTTAAACGAAATTTTTGATATAAAAGCAAAGTGGCGCTGGCACGACAAATATATTCTTACACTCCCCAGCAAAGACAAAGTATTCTTAACACATAACTTTAAGAACAATGTATTAAGTAGTTCTAAAGAGTTAGGTTGTTCATTAATTACAGGACACTTTCATACGCAAGCAAATATAAGTTGGTGGTCCTCACCCTCCGCTTTAAATTTTGCAATGAGTACAGGATGTTTAATTAATCCGAAAGCACCTGCAATGAAATATCAAAAGTTATTTATTAAAAGACCAATTCTATCAGTAGGTATGTTGATAGAAGGAACACCAATAATACAACCAATGTATTTAAACGATAAAGGGGAATGGAATGGAAAAGTCTGACGTGTTAGTAATGGCTCAAACAGTTTGGGGTGAAGCAAGAGGTGAAAGTTTAGAAGGTAAATATGCTATTGCCCATGTTATTAAAAATAGATTTGATTCTAAAAAATGGTTTAGTGCTGATACTTTAGAAGGTGTATGTAAAAAGAAATGGCAATTTTCTTGTTGGAATGAAGGCGACCCAAACAAAGAAAAAATGGAACAGCTTACTCACGGAGATATAAAAGACTTTGTTGATATAAGTAATAATGTTTTAGATGGATTGCACGATAGTAATGTTGGTAAAGCTACTCATTACTACGCTGATTATATTAGTGAACCGAAATGGGCAGAAGGAAAAACCCCCATCACAAAGATAGGGGTTCATCATTTTTACGAAGATATTGATTAACTTTTAACTCCTTTCTCCCACTTTGTTAAAAGTATCATGGACTATTGGAATTAATTTTTTATGATAGTTCCAAAAGTCTTTATAATGATGCATGAATTTTAAGTGAGCCAATTCATGTGCCAAGGTATTTAAAATGCTAGAGTAGTATCTATCAAAAGTAATATTAATTTTAATATCACCGTTGTGTTCACACCAACCATAATTAGAATTGGATCTTACTTTCCAAGATACTACATCTTTTAAAGGTAAAAATTCTTTGGTGGCTACTTGCCTAGCAGTAAGAACTATTTGTTTAAAAAATTTAACATCATCTTTTTGTATGTGTTTATTTTTTAATTGTTCTCTTATTATTTTGGCTAATGGTTTTCTATAACGCCTAACCCATAATGGATATTTAATTTTTGAACGACCATTAGCAAGATAAACTTTAGTTGCGTTCATAATGACCTCAATTGTTTTATGATTTCTTTTATGCGTGCAGTCTTGGTAGTAAAACTACGAAATAATTTAAGAAAAAATTTTGCGCTTTTTTTATCCAAGGTGCATGGTGCCGTTTCAAGTGGCCAATTCATAAGATATGCTATCTTCATTTTTTGATTAGATGGCATCATCATTGTTTTGCCACGTCTTATTTTTTTGTATTCACCAGTTACACTGTAAATACAATGATGGTACTTACGATCAGTTTTAACGAACCAAAAGTAAGTTCCGCAGTCTATTAATTTATAATTCATCGGTTAACTCCTTTTTATAAAATTAATGTAAAAACATATTAACATTTTTTTTATCAAAAGTCAAAAACGCTGTTATAGGTATAACAATGTTACACTCAATAAATGAGGAGTTACCGTTAAACACAAAAAAAATATTTAAAGCATAGCTTCAAAAAAAATTTTTTTTATTTTTTTTTAACAAAAGGAAAAGATTATTATGTTAAATTTACTTTTAGGACCAGTTGTTGATATTGTTTCTACAAGCGTAAAAGGTTTTGTTGATACAAAGAAAGCGAAGGCAGAACAAAAAGTTACAGAGATAAAAGCTAAAACTGAGTTGATGCATCAACAAATAAAAGGGGAAGCTGACTGGGATTTAGAAGCAATAAAAAATACACAAGGTTCGTGGAAAGACGAGTACCTCACAATTTTGTTCTCTATACCTTTGTTACTATGTTTTATACCTTTTACAGTTGAATATGTTGAACGAGGTTTTACAGCTTTGCAACAAACTCCCGATTGGTACAAATATACATTAGGTGTAATTGTATCAGCATCGTTTGGAATAAAAGGTGCATCTAAATTTTTCAAAAAATAGGAGGTAGAATGAAATACTTTACATGGTTTAAAGACCTAAAAAAGAAATACCAGATTATTATTGTTGCTTTAGCGGTTATAATAGTAATGTATTTTACAGGGTTATTTTAAATGAAATGTCCTCCAAAAGTTAAGGTTGGATATAAGGACATAGACATAGATCTTGTTCGTTCTGACTTTTCAAAACAAACAGATTGTTACGGGGAGTACCAACACAGGGCGAACAAGATTGAAATACAACAAGACTTAACACCTACTGATTTTGCTAATACTTTATTACATGAGATATTGCATGCAGTAGTGTACGAACATTCTTT